ATATTAATTGTCTTTCCACATCTATTGCAAATGCTTCTAATATTTCGCTAGGTAATTTTTTAAACTCTTTTCTAAATGCTTTTGAGAAAAATAAGGTTGGTTTTAATCCCTGAGCAAATATGCTTTTTTGAATCCAGAAAGCTATTGATCTATAATTCCCTTTTTGAAATCTACCTTTTTCATCTCTGAATCTTATGTTCTTCATTTTTGCCCATTTCATTAATGGTTGCATAGGTGGCATTTTGGAGGTATATGAAAATTTATTTTTGATTCCATTAGCACCTGTAAATAAAGAATTTGTT